GAGTTGAGTGGCCATCCGTGGCGCTCCGTAGTGTGGTACCGGTGGCAGTCCTTGCCTACCTCACACGCTACAGCCTGGCGGTCGCTAACTCAGCGTTCTTGTTTGTATGACACAAACGAACGACGGAAGACCTGATCGGCAGGCACGACCGCTTTGGTGCGGTAATCGCAGCATCCGCATTCCAGGTATCTCACCTGTTGATGCTCGCCGCACTGATGACTAGACCGCGTGCGAAGCCTTCCGGCCTTGCACTTTGGGCAGAAACTACCGGCGTTGACCACGCAAAAAGCTCCTGAGTTTCGCAGCCCGAAGCCGCAGAAACGCAGTCATCGCCAACTGCGAGTTTGCCAGCACTTCGGGAGTTGCGGCAACGTCGGCCCGCTCCTCCAAACATGATGCTAGCCACTGGTCCAAGTTTCGACGGGCGACACTCGTGGTCGAAGATGGATAGGCCGGGTGCGTCACAACTGACACATCAAAAAGGCCACTGACTTCGCGGATGGATCGCTGCGGCTTGCCGTCATCGCCAGGAGCCCACGACTCCCCACGCTGGTCAACGGTAAACGCAAACGATGAGCCACGCAAATCCTTGCGGGCCACCATTTCCTGAATCATCCTGCCAAGCTCGGTGTTGGGCAAGGACACGCTGTACCGCAACCCGGTCTCGTCGCTAGCCAGTTCAAGCGTGCCGCTCGAGCTGCGACCCAGCAACTGGTTGGCATCGTGGTTGTAGAGGGCGACAACGTCCTGTTTTCCTCGCTGACGCTGCAACACCTTATCGAACGCACCAGGAAGGATCTGCTCCCGAAAACCTCCTAAGTCAACGGAGAGCTTTCCGTATTTCACAGCGTAGCCAGCCACTACCGGGCGACCGTCAGAACGCACCTCCACGGACAGGCACTCATCATCGGAGAACTCCCAATCCCGGCGTTCAATCTCAGCGTTCACGATACGGCCTCCGGTGCGTCTGTTTCCTGCTCGCCCACGTCCTCGACTGAATCGCCTGCAATGCCCTCAATCTCGTTAGGAGACGGCGTGTCGCTCGGCTCTTCCGGCATAACGGGCATTGGCCCAAGATTCTCTTTTTGCCGCACCTCTTCCGGGCTCATCCACTTGTTGCGAATAGCGATTTCGTACGCCTGGTAACGACTTGTGATGTCGCTACGCAAAAGCCCTTCCACCAGAAACTCGGCGTACAGACTGCCGTCATCTGGCAGCACGTCCCGCTCAATGGCACCCTCAATGCGTCGCAGCCACGGGGCGATGGTGAACTTCTCAAACGAAACCATCTCGCTCTGCAGGTTGCCCCACGTCGCCCGGCCAAGCTCTTGGATCATGTGAGGCGGCATTCGCCACGTACGGCAGATAGCCAGCAGGCTTTGCATCCACAACTCGGCCAGCTGGCTTTCCTGATTGGTTGCTGAAATAGTGTCGGCCTTGAGCCCGTTGGAAAGAATCGCTGTCTTCCCGGCCTTGGCTGGCCCGCGATGGGCCGCCTCCCACTGGTCACGCAGCTGCTCGCGGACTTCTTTGGGCAGGGCTTGGTCGGTGTGCAGCACGATGCCGGGCTGAGCGTTGTTTCGATAGAACGTCGCGGCGTACTGCTCGAGCGAACGAGCCAGCATGATCGCGTCACGGCCCAACTCGACCGGCACTTCTCCGTTGATGCCGTCAAACGACAACCAGCGAACGTGCATGATCTGGTCGCCGCGATACGTTGCCTGCCGGCCAGTTCTCGGGTCCGTGTGCAGATACGTCAGCGTACGGTCAGTCTCTTGAACAACCTTCATGCCGCCAGGATGTAGAGCGTAAACCTCTGACACACTGCCACGGTCGCCTGCCACCTTGAACTGGTATGAACTTCCGTAGAAGCCCAAATGCAGGCACATCTGCTCTATCCACTCGTACCGCGTCTGCCATCCGTTAGGGCGACGGGAAAGAACGTTGTAGAGCGGCAGGTCTTTTGCACGCTCTGAACTCTGATCGTCCAGCCTGCGATACAGGTGCAGAGGCAGGCAGGCGACCGTCTCAGCCACAACGCGAGAGCAGGCAAAGTAAGCCGCCGTCTTCATGGCGGTCTCTGGTGTCACTCGCACGCCGCTATCTGCGGCCATGGACACCAAGTCATCCCAGCGGCTCATCCGGCCTTCGAGCCATTTGATTTCAGGCAGCGTCGCGTTCGCGTCCATGCGTCCTACCAGAATGAGATTTCGGGCAAATCGGCGGGTTTCATGCTCTCGCCCATATGGACGCCGCACGCCATTACTAGACTGACAACCCCGTCAACTCTTTCGGTGCTCTTGGCCTTCGAGACCTTCACGTTGCCGGCCGGATCAATCTGAACGGCAGCGTTGCCTAGTTGCCAGTTTAAAGGCTTGCACCCCGCTAGACGCAGTTTGCAGTCCACGAACATGGCTTCGATTTTCTTACTTGGCGCAGACATAGACGCAAAGCCCTGTCCGAACAGAGTGACCGGCAGCCCGTCATCTGCGAGCTCGGTAGCAAGTTGCGTCGCGTTCCATCGGTCAATAGCCAGTTTTCTGATGCGATGCTTACCGGCAAACTCAAGGATGTCGGCACGCACCCGCTTGTAGTCCGTACTCTTGCCTTCGGTCAGCGTCAGCTGGCCCTCGGCCGCCCACCGCATGTAATCCACGCGATCTTCTCGGGCTCGCTGCTCAGCGTTGTGCTCGGGAATCCAGAACTTTGCGACAACGTCGAAGTTTCCATCGTCATCGGGAAACACGGCGACAAATGCCGTGGTGTCGAAGTTGCTGGCAAGGTCTAGGCCGCACCAGCAATCCCTGCCTTCCAGTGGTTCAGGCGGGCCGGCTTGGCACGCAGCGACTTGGTCAGGTCGCAGCCATCGCACATCTGACGTAGTGGGAATGTCGAGACGATACCGAAGAAACGCATTCAGTTGCGTAGCAGAGTTTTCAGCAGCCCGGCAGTCAGCACGAAACGACTCTTCGCTGATCGTTTCGCCGAGTGACGGGTTTGCCTTGTACCAAGTTTTGGAATCCTTCCAATCGTCCTCTCGGTCAGCAGCATAGATGGCACCGAAGAACGCCGGATCGAACGCCGGGTCTGCGATGCACTTCTCCGCGTAGGTGTGCAGATCCCACCACAGATGCGATTGGTTCATTTCCCCAGCGGTCGTGATTCCAATCGGGCAGAGCGGTTGCCGACGAGCAGCACCGCCGTAGCGGAGTGAGTCCCATAACGCCCGGTTGCCACGTTGGGCGTGAACCTCGTCAAAAGCGCAAGCGTGGATGTTGAGCCCTTCCTGCCTAAAACTGTCGGCGGATAGCACCCTGTAGAAAGAGTTGCTTGAGCGGTGGACGATGGTCTTTCGCGAGTCAATCACCTCGAGCACCTTGCTCAGGGCTGGCGACGCTCGCACCATCGAAGCCGCTTCCCGGTAGATGATGCCTGCCTGCTCGCGGTCGCACGCCGCACCGTAGACTTCCGCTCCAGGCTCGGCATCGGCGACAAGACAATACAGGCAGATGCCCGCCAGCAACGTGCTCTTGCCGTTCTTCTTTGGGATCTCAATATACGCCTGCCTGTATTGCCGCATGCCGTCAGGGCCGCACCGGCCGAAGATCTCACCTAGCACGTAGCGTTGCCACGGCAGCAACAGGAACGGCTGCCCGGCCATCTGCCCTTTGCTGTGCTTCAGCACCTTCTCAAAGAACGCATAGACGCGATCGGCTTTGGCCTGGTCGATGCCGGGTCGGTGCGTGTGACGCTCAGCCGTGAGCCGCGAAGAAGTCTTCGAGGTCGTCTTTCGGCGTTTGTATTTGCGTGGCAAGCTTCGTCCTACTGCTCGGGGTCAGCCCAAACTCAGACAATAGCGAAGCCTTCATCGCTACTAACGAACGATATAGCGGGCCTGCAGGGTTGGGTTTCACGCCGCCTAAGTCGGTGTGCATCACCGCGCCACCTGCTCGAAACTGCAAAAGGCACGACTGCTCGGCAGCGTGAACCTCGCAAAGAGTCGCAAGCGCCTCGCCGTCGCCTGTCGTCAAGACTCCCATGCCCGTCAAGATGGCGGCGAGCTCGTGCCACTTGGCTAACGCTGTCTCGTCTACCTTCAACCGCTCGGGAATCGGTGGCACTCCGATAGGCGCAGATGGCTCGCGCTTTCGCGGACCTTTGGCCGTGCCTTCAAGAATCCGCAACGCGCTAGGCTTCGGTCGCCGGCCTGCTTTTGCCATGGCACTCACCAGTGATTGTTAGGAAACCGAACCAACTGCAAACAACATACCGAACGAACAAGGCAAAAAACTGACCAAAACGAGAACAGAAAGTCGAAAAACCCCGTGGATTTCGATGCCGCGCACGCTGGCT